TGTAGGTATTGGTTTGCCGTTTGAAAAAACTAAACTAACAACTGCTTATTCACCTGAAAACTTCTTATTTACTAAAACATATGGTATTGCTCCTTCAAACACCACATTAACTGTTAGATACTTAACAGGTGGAGGTGTTGACGCAAACGTACCTGCAAATAGTTTAACAAGTTTAAACTCAACTGTTACTTTCTTAAATCCTCAAACTAACAACAGTACCGCCAATTATGTATTTAATAGTTTAGCAGTTACTAATCCTCAAGCCGCAGATGGTGGAGGAGATGGAGATACAATAGAAGAAATTAGACAAAACTCATCTGCTAATTTTGCAACTCAATTACGTAACGTAACTCAAAATGATTATTTAGTTAGAACACTTTCAATGCCTGCTAAATATGGAGTTGTTTCTAAAGCATATATTGAACCTACTAAAGCCCAATCAATTTCAGCTGGCGAGTCTCAATCAGTATTGGATTTATATGTGTTATCATATAATGTTGATAACCAATTAACCACTACCTCTTCAGCTTTGAAACAAAATATAATTACTTATCTTTCTCAATATAGAATGGTAAATGATACTGTAACTGTTAGAGATGCTTTTATTATTAATATTGGTGTAAACTTTGATATTATTATTTTACCTAATTACAACAGTAATGAAGTATTAACAAAATGTATTTTAGCTTTACAAGATTATTTTGCTATTGATAAATGGCAAATCAATCAACCTATTATATTAAGAGATATTTATATATTACTTGATGCTATTGAAGGTGTACAAACAGTTAAAAACATAACATTTACAAATCTAACAGGAACAAGTTTAGGATATAGTCAATATGCTTATGATATGGCCGCAGCCACTCAAAACAATGTAGTATATCCTTCATTAGATCCTATGATTTTTGAAGTTAAATATCCTAGTCAAGACATTCAAGGAAGAGTAGTACCTTTATAATAACAAAATGGCAGTAATTCAAATATTTCCCTCTAAAGACGCGACCTTATATTCTGCTTACCCTGATTTAAATACAGGGTTAGATGAAATTATTGAGGCTAATACTAATTTTATAACTGGTAGTCTTCGTACTGATGGTGATTTACCTCAAGCAACAAGATTTTTAGTTCAATTTTCTAACAGTGAAATACAAAATGCTTTTTCAACATTAGTGAAAACTGCTTCTTGGGATGCTAATCTTAAAGTATTTGCTGCTGATGTTACTGGTTTATCAAACACTACTACTTTAGCAATTAACGCTGTAGCTGAGTCTTGGGAAATGGGAACTGGTCTTTATTATAATAACCCACCTACAACTAATGGTGTTTCATGGTTATGGAGAAACTATTCAGGCAGTACAACATGGACTACAGCTAGTTTCACATCAGGCACAACAGGCTCTTATACAAGTTCTTTTCAAGGTGGAGGTGTTTGGTATACTGCTTCTCAAGCTAGTCAATCATTTGATTATTATTCTCCTTTAGACATAAACGTAAATGTAAGAAGTATTGTAAACAATTGGTCATCAAGTGCTTTTAACAACTATGGTTTTATTGTTAGACAAACCCAATCTCAAGAATTTGTTAATAATGTTAACCAACAAGTTACTTTAAAATATTTTTCTAGAGATACTAACACAATATATCCTCCTGCCTTACAAATCAGTTGGAACGATTTTGTATTCAATACAGGTTCATCAACCCAAACCATTTTAAATAACCTTCCAGCTACTGTTAATCTAGCAGAAAATCCAGGTGTGTTCTATAGTGAAAGTATAAATAGGTTTAGAATCAATGCTCGACCCGAATATCCTATTCAGTTGTGGACCACTAGTTCAGTTTATTTAAATAATTACTACTTACCTACAGCTTCATATTACGCTATTAAGGATTTAGAAACAAATGAATACATTGTAAACTTTGATACTACTTATACTAAATTAAGTGCTGATGCTACTTCTAGTTATTTTGATTTGTATATGAATTATCTTCAACCTGAAAGATATTATACTATTTTGATTCAAAGTACTATAGGTGGTTCAACAATGGTATTTAATGATCAATATTACTTTAAAGTAATTAATGGATAATGGCAGAGATACTACGTTTAAATAAGCAAGTTTATAGTAAAAATCAATATGAAAGAGTTATTGATACTTCTTTTAATCAATTGGTTAATGTAACTGCTTCTTTAACTTCTTCTTTACCTCCAATAACAATAGATCAATTTTTTCAATACTACCAAAATTTATTCTTTCAGATACCTAAGAGTGGAAGTATAAATTCTTTTGAGTACATTCTAAAAACGGCAAATGATTATGTAGGAACTACTACTACAGATACTGATTTAACTGCTTTTATTAATGAAATAAATGCTTTAAGACAAGAAAATTTAGATTTGCAACAACAATTAATAAATCTTTCAACAAATAGTTTATAACAAATAAATGAGCAGAACTGTTAATATAAACTCTATAAACCCTATTACTTTTGAATATCAAACATATTCAGTTGAGGATAGCTCTCTTATTTTTAGTACTACTATTGATGCTACTTTCAATCCAACTTTAGATATTGTTGAGTATTTTATTTATGACTTAAATGGTCAAATAGTATACTCTAATGTTACTGGTTATCCTGGATATACAATAAATGATAAAAGTGTTGTTCTTGATCCTGAAAGAGATTTAGTTTCTCAAGGATTTACTATTGGACAATACAATACAGTTTATAACTTTGTTAATCCTAAACTAGCTTCAAACTCAACTAACCCATACTTTATATCTGAATTAAGTTCAGACAGAACTGAGGTTAGATTAGATACAACTTCTATTTCTAATGATTTAGTTGTTAGCTCTTCTTTAGAATTAATAAATGAAATTAATAACCCCTCTGCTGATTATTATGATTTCTATTTAAATTTTGGAGATAACAATTTAGTTATTGCTGTTAATGCTTTATTAGATAATACTAATGTTAATAATCCTACTGTATTAATTAAGTTATATGAACCCTTACCTCAACAGTTTAATTTAAACTCTCAAGTTTGGGTTGTAACACAAGTAGCTGAACCTGTAGCTTACAACATTGATATTAATGAGGTTTTTGAAATTATTGATGATTCAGTATTCATATCTGGTCCTAACTACAATTTAGGTATTAATGATCAAATCAATAACTCAACTAATTATAATAACTATAATGGTTTAGTAGCTACATCTTCCTCTTATGCTCAAGGTACAGGAAGTTTAAAGTATCAATTAAACAATATTTTAGCTCAAACAGGTATAGCAGTTAATGTTGATTACTCTGATTACACTAATTTTATTCATTTCTCATCTGCTCAAACTAGATTAGAAAACTTTTATTATAAATTATCTTTATTACAACAATACACTTACAGTGCTAGTTTTTCTGTAACAGGTTCATCAAGTGGTTCTTACTATGTTTCTTCAAGTAATGTAGTGTGGCAAGCTAAAATAAATGAAATAATTACTACATTTGATGACTATGAATATTATCTTTATTACTCATCAGGTTCAACATCTTGGCCTAAAACTAATACTGCTCCTCCATACATCAATGCATCTACAGGATCTGTAGCTGGACAGGCTTGGTTTGTTTCTCAATCAGCAGTAGCTGAAGAATATGACCTTGAAAATAATAATGCTTTAACATTAGCTATTCCTTCTTACATAACTGATGATTCTAACAACGCTCAATTTGAGTTGTTTGTTGAAATGGTAGGACAGTTATTTGATAATATTTTTGTTTATTTACAAAATATCACTACTAAGTTTGATGCTGATAACCGTTTAACATATGGTGTTTCAAAAGATTTAGTAGCAGACATTTTAAGAGATATGGGTATTACTATATACCAAAATAATTTTTCTTCTAATGATGTATACCAGGCATTAATCGGTCTAACACCGTCTGGTAGTTTATATAACCTGCCATTTACTACTACTCAATACCCTGTGCCAACCGGCTCTTTCCTTGAGTATATAACAACATATGTAACTGCTTCTGCAACTTCATCTTTATACCCTACTGATGATATTAATAAAGAACAGTATAAAAGAATTTATCATAATTTACCTTTATTATTAAAGAAAAAAGGATCAGTATCAGGTTTAAGAGACTTAATTACTACTTTTGGTATTCCTGATACTATTTTAAGAATTAATGAGTTTGGAGGTAAAGATAAAAATGCAAACACTTTTGATAACTGGCAAGATGAATACAACTATGCTTTTTACACTAGTGGTTCATCTTACATAAGTTCATCTTTTGAATTAAATTCAACTTGGGGCGCAACCGGTGATGTACCTAGAGCAGTTGAATTTAGATTTAAAACAAATGGCTTACCATTTAATACTGCTTCAATTAGTAATATAACTTTATTTGAAGCAATAGGATTAGTTAACCAACAAAGTATCTTATCTTTAAGATATACAGGATCAGGATATATAAGTGGATCATACTCAGGTTCAATTCCTAATCCATATAATGAATATGCTTTATTGGATTTTGTCCCTGATAGAACTAGTCCAACTGTTTCATCTAGCATTTATTTGCCTTTTTATGATGGAGGTTGGTGGTCCGTCTTAGTAAATACAGACAGTACTACAGGCTTTACTTTGTATGCTGCTAATAAAAATTATGATGGTGAAGATGGAAATACAGTTGGATTCCAAGCCTCATCATCTGTAACTGCTGCTCAAACTATTTGGAATGCTACTAATACTATATATTTTGGTAAAGAAGTATTTCTCCCAAAACTATTTACAGGTTCATTCCAAGAAATTAGATATTATTCTCAACCAATAACTAAAGATAATTTTGATGCTTATGTAATGAATCCTTACTCAACTGAACAAAGTGATTATTTAGCTTTTAGAGCAACTTTGGGAGGTGAGTTATACACATCATCAGTTTCTGTTCATCCTAAAGTAACAGGTTCATGGACAGCTACTTCATCTTTTGCTTCAAATAGTAATTTCTATTTTAGTGGAAGTTATTCTTGGGCTAACAATTATGAAGTATTTTACTTTGATCAATTTCCAGCGGGTATCCAAAATGCTGTTTCTCAAAAGATAAAACAACAAAGTACTATTTTACCTTACACTAGTAGTTATTCTAATATTCCTAGTAATACTGTTTTATCTCCTTATCGCTCAATTCAGCAATTACCTGTAGTAAGTCAAAGTTATACTAGAGATATTGATTATGTTGAGGTAGGTTTTTCACCTCAAAATGAGATAAATGAGGATATAAACTCAACATTTGGGTTTATTAATTTAGGTGAATACATAGGTGATCCTAGATTACAATCATCATCAGCGGAAAGTTATCCTGCTTTAGATGCTTTAAGAAACCGTTACTTTGAAAAGTATGAGTCTAACTATCAAGAATTTGATTACATTAGATTAATTGAGTTTTTTGATAACTCATTATTTAAAACTATTCAAGATTTCACTCCAGCTAGAACATCTTTAGCTGCCGGTATTATAATTAAAAATACTTTACTAGATAGAAATAGATATCCTGTCCCTCAAGTTAGTCCTTCTGCTTCTATTGCTTTTATAGGTAGTGGATCAACTAATATACCTTATGTAGTAGAAGACCAAACAATTACAGGTTCAATAAGTGTAGGTAATATAGAAGGTGGAAATGGAGGATCAATGCCTGATTTATTAGGACAAACATCTTCATTATATGCTTATCCTAACGCAGTTAATATAACTCAAAGTTGGACAGGTTCTACTCCATCAACCAGTGGTTCAGTTCCCTTTACTCAAATTTCTCAAGAAGAATTCTTTAATGGACAATTAAGTGGTTCTAATTTAGTAGTAACTAATGGTATTTTAAGTGATTGTAATGTAGAGATAATTCAAGTTTATTCTACTAGTTCTATTAATGGACCTTTTACAGGAATAACTTTTTATTATTTTAATGGTTTTGATTTCCAAACTGATAAAACATATTATTTAACTTTTACAGAAACTAACGACGCGGCCGCCTTTGGAAGTGGAGCTATTCAAATTACTGATTCCTCTAATGTATTAGGAAACCAACGAATTATATACTCAGGAAGTGGAGATTTAGCTCCTGGAGCTTCTAGAACTATAAATAACTTAGAAGTTCAAGGTATTATTCCTCCCTTAGTTTTTTCAAATACTAATACTTTAGCTTATCTCACAGTAACTGCCTTTACAGCTTCTGTTGCTTTTATAGATCAAGACTGTGAAGTTATTGCTGGGGATGTTCAAATTAACAGACTTAGTAACAAATACATGGATGTTGATTTTAGTAGTAATCAAATAATAGCTGTTAATGAACAAACTATTTTAAATGGTAACGCTACTAGAGCAGCAGTTCCTGATTCTTACTACACTTCAGCTCGCCAGATTAACTCAAGATATATTGGTAAAGAATTAGCAGCTTCTAATTTAAATAAATGGACTGAAGGAGATATTTCTTATGGTAAATCAGTTACTGTAGGTAATCCTGAATCATACTTTGTTTATTTTAATAATGTAGGAAGTACATCACCTGAATGGGGAAATAACCTTTCTGCTAAAACACAAACAAACATTAGACTAATAATTAATGACTCAGGAAGTGTTACTAAACCTATAAATGATGCTGAGGGAATTAATTTAGGAACTATCCAACAATCATTTGTTGATAGTGGAAATGCTACTTTAGTGTTAGATGATTATGATACTTTTGGAGTTAATTTAAATAATTTAAATGGTACTTGGCCTATATTTAAAAGTGGAGTAAGCGTAGCTCCTATTTTATATACTCAAACAGCAAGTTATAACAACAATGGAGATATTATAGGATATGGTTATACTGGATCTATTGATTTTGTTCAAGGTCAACAAGGTCCTGATGTTACTAAAAATGATTATCAACTATTAACTTATGGAATTAATTTTAATTCAATTGATGCTGCTAGTCTCCCAGTAACTTTAAACTTTTCAAAACCGGTTGTTTTGGGAGCCCAATCTTTCTTTAGTACATCATCTGACGCTTATAATCCAACAGGATCACTAGCTAATCTTTCAGGCTCAGGATATATTTTAAATTTTCAAGCTTACATTGAAGCAACACAGTTTAATAATGTTATTGTAGATTATGTTATTCAAAAGAATGGTGTTGAAGTAGCTAGAACTCAAATTAATCATGGAGCTACTAGATCAGGTAATATTTTTTATACTGATGCTAATGCTACAACATCTTCTTTATACACTGTTAAGGCAATAGCTCTTGAAAGAACATACGGAGGAGCATTTCCTACTATTACTTTAGGGGCTAACTCATATTTTAGAGTAACACAATTTCCCCTACCTGGTACAGGTATATGTAATGATTTTTGGTATACAGGATCAGGTACTCCTAATATACTGTTAGCTAGTACTTCATCAACAGGACTAAATAACTTTATTGGTCAAAGACAACAAAACATTGAACGAAGTGGATTTAATCCTATTTCTTTAGATTTTGAACCTCAACTATATGATGAAATTAGATTCCAAGGTATTGAAGATTTATCTTATTCTATTATCAATATTACTTCTTCTAACGGTCAATTACAATTACAATTAGATGGTAATATACCTAGTGGAACTGAATTAGATTATTTCCTATTAAGAAGATATGTTGATGATCCATCAAACATTATTTTAGATTTAAACAAACCAGCGGGTGCAAGTAGTGGTGGAGTTTTAAAACCAGAATATGTGACAGACAATTTAAATAAAAATTTGGATTCAATAATCCAAAACTTAAAATCAAAAGGCTTAATATAAAAACGAAACTTATATATATTTATAATAAAATAAACAAATGGGATATTTAAATAATACAGTAGTAACCGTAGACGCCATTTTAACAGATGTAGGACGTCAACTACTAGCTCAACAAAATGGTCAATTTAAAATTACTCAATTTGCTTTAGCAGATGATGAAATTGATTATACCCTTTATAACCCAAATAATCCTTCAGGTTCTGCTTATTATGGTCAAGCTATTGAAAATATGCCTTTGTTAGAGGCATTTCCTCAAGCTAACCAAACCATGAAATATAAGTTAGTAACTTTACCTCGTGGCACTGCTAAATTGCCTATCCTTAACTTAAATACTTCTGCTATTATAATGCCTCAAAGTGGTATTTATACACTTACTCCTCAAACATTAAATTATTTAGGAGCTAACACTTATGAGCCATCAGGATATGCAGCAACAATTTCTGATATTAGATTAATGTCTACTTTTGAAGGTGTAGGTGTTAATACACCTGCTGTAGATGCTTTGAATATCGCTAACCAAACAACAACAATTGGTACTAGTGTATCTAAAACTGTAGTAGGTACAACAATCAATATGAGAGCAACTACTGTAAATAATTTGTTTGGTACTAATAATACTTTACAAGCCACTCTAACCGTAGTAGGTAGAGATTCAGGCGCTCGTTTAACTATTCCTATCACTGTAACTAAAGCATAATAAAATAAAAAATGTCATTTAAAAGATTAGAAGCCGATGATTTTGTAGTTAGTTCTGATGCTATTTCAGCAACAGCATGGACTACAAATCTCCCTACATTAACCGCTTTTTATACCTCTTCTGTTCAAGTGAATGGTAGTTCTGGAGACTATTATGTAAATGTTTTTGATACAGCTGCAACTTCTTCTGTTCAATTTGCTATTGCTTATGGAAATAATTTTGGTAGTGGAAGTTCTGTTTACAATCCAGCTGTTGATGGTTTGTCTCCAACTAGTACCATTTTTGGACAGTGGCAAGATTTAGTTATTGGTGATGAAAATACTTTATTCCAATTTGGAGCTATTTCTTCATCTGAATTTTTTGCTTTACCTATTGAAAGACAATGTTATAAAGAAGCTATTTTCTTAGGTTCTTTATCATTAACCATTAAAGGTCCTACAGCAGCATCTGGTTCAATTACCTTAACTGATAATAGTGCTTATGTTACTACAACTGTATTTAATGAGGCTGGTAGAGTTTTCCAATTAATTTCAGGATCACAAGGTGTTAGATACACAGGATCAACCACCACTTCAGATGGTTTCTCTCTTAATTCTGGTTCTTATGGTTGGTTATTACCTGATATTGGAACAATTATTTTAAATCCTTTAGCCTTAGCTGCTCCAACAGCTAGTGGAGGTATTGGATTTGTTTATAGTGGTTCATCTTTTTCAGGATCAGCTACATATAATTCTAACACTAACGCTAATTCTCAGTTATTTAGAGCAATTAGTGGTTCAAGTAGCTTTACTTTAAATTCTCAAGAAACTATTACTTCAGACTATGTGTTTGTAAGACCTAGAAGTTCAGAATTTAACTACTCAGAAAATCCATCATTTATATCAGGTTCAACAGGTGAAGTATTATACTCTCAGTTTATCAATAACCCTCAGACATACATTACAACTATTGGATTGTATAATGATACAAATGAATTATTGGCAGTAGCTAAGTTGTCACGACCATTGTTAAAAGATTTTACCAAAGAAGCTCTTGTAAGAGTTAAACTTGATTTCTAAAATGAATGGGTACCTTCAAACAGTTTCTAGCATCGGATATAATAATTACTCCGCTTGAATTAAACAAAGCGTTTAATTTTGAGGGGGCAGCCGCGTTAACTAGTTCTGTTGTTGGTATTGATAGGTATTTAGGAACTAACATTATTAGTTATTCTTTTGATCCTAATATTGATCCTCAAACAGGACAAATTACTACTCAATATCAAAGGTTAGTTTATAACTCTATTGAGCAGCTTTATTATTCTAATTACTTAAATACTACAGCTAGTTATGGATCACCAGCAAACACAGCGAATGTTATACCTGGATATGATCCTGCAGGAGATGTTTTAGTAGGATCTACTTCATCAGCTGGTAGATATTATAATTATCCTCAAACTGATTTAACTTTTGCTCATTACTTTCCTACAGAATCTAATTTAACTATAGGTGTAATGTCTATTCCTGTAGGTTTATTTGGAAACTATATCCAACCAGGTTCATTTAATTGGATTGCTCCTAGTGGTTCTATTTATGATGATGGACAAGGTAATTTAATATTTTCTTCATCACAACAAATTTGTGGTAATATATTTTATGGACATGGCATTGCTGTAATTACTAGTGATTCTCAACCTCAAGGTGATACTTATGGGACTGCCATTTATGGCTCAGCATTGTATGGATTATCAGATGCTACAGTGATAAGTAACTTTATTACCTCATCTAATGTAACTTGTTCATTTTCATCCTCACTTACAATTTATGAAACTCAATATAAATGTACGGCTAGAGAAAATGAATTTAATTTTAGTCAAAACCCAACATTAACTTCTGGTAGTACAGCTAATTCAAGTTCTGTAGGAACTTTTTATACACCAGCAGAAAATTTATACAGTTGGGCTACTAGTTCTTATTTCCAGCCTTATGTAACAACAATAGGTTTGTATAATGAACAACAACAGTTGTTAGCTATAGGGAAATTAGCACAACCATTACCTTTATCACCAACAACAGACACAACAATATTAGTTAATATAGATAGATAATTATGTGGTTATACAAAGAAAAAGTTATAAATTCACTTGAGGATATGCCTCAAAACACCTTTGGTTTTGTTTACATTGTAACTCATCAACCAAGTGGGATATCATATATTGGTAAGAAATCATTATTTCACAATATAAAGAAAAAACTAACAAAAAAGGAACTAGCAGAACAGACAGGTCCAGGCAGGAAGTCAACCACTCGGGTGGTAGTAAAGGAATCAGACTGGAAAACCTATTATGGATCTGCTAAACCAATTATGGAACTTATAAAAGGAGGTAAACAAGAGGAATTTACCCGTGAAATTCTACAATTGGTTCCTA